TAACTGTTGTGCAATTACTACGAGTTGTGATTGTTGCAATGATGCAAGGACTTCCATTTGTTTTCTAGTAAGACCTTTGACTTTAGATAATGCTTTTTTAACATCTACCTTTTCTTCTACTGATTCACCTTTTGCACGTTTGATTTGGTCATCTGTAGGTGCTCCTTTTGCACCTTTAGGTCTCATCTTTTCACCTCTTGCTCTTTTTGCACGGATGTTATCCCATAGACCTTCGTCCATGTCTTCACCATACATTTTTGCAAATTTCTTAGTGTGTTGAGAAGGTTTAGTTTTTGCATCCTTATCGCCAGGAGCAGGTTCCGTGCTACCACCTTTTCTGAAGTGTGCTGCACGTTTATCTTTTGTAGACTTAGACATTTCATCCCCGTCAGCATCTTTTGCATAATACTTTTTAGGTTGAGTGCCTTTTTTATCCTCAACATCTTTATCCTGTTGAGTTCGTCTTAACTTTTCTCTTAAATCTTCTAACATACTACTATTTATAATCATTTACATTCGTAAATGTTTAGGGTTTCTAATTGACTTATACTGTAATTCCTGTTCTCTCCATTTCAGAGCAGGTTTGTTTGAAGGGAATGAAGTAGTCCACCCCATTAATTTTGCATAGAGACTATTTGCTTTCTTTTCAAGTGTTGCAAAATCATCGTCATTTTTTACTTCAACAAAATCTTTACCGAATATCTTTTTGAGGTTTTTTGCGTTTTCTTGTGCTTTTTCCCAATCTTTTTGCACAATGTTATGTGGTAATTTTCTAGGTCTTGCATTATTTCTTGCGATTGCATTTTGTAAACTTGCATTTACAAATATCATTTTAGATTCATATCCTAAGTTATCTAACATTGTTTTGTATGCCTTTACCTTTGTAAGGTTTGCACTTGTAGTGTCAAAAATCATACCAAGTCTACCTTCGATATATGCATCCATATTCTTTGCAGTAAGTTTCTTTGCTTTTGCACGGATTGGGTCTACTTTACTAAAGTCAGCACCTCTGAGGTCAAGTGTAAGTCCTGCCTTTTTAAGTCCGTTCTCGAATGCACGGTCTGTATTAACAAGTTTAAGTCCTAATGCTTTTAGAGATAATTTATCTACAACTGTTGATTTACCTGAACCTGGCCCACCTGAGAAGAAAACTGCTTTGAATGTGCCTGGGTCATATACACCCTCTGTAATTAAATCTTCCATCATATAGTGTGGAAGTGTTCCTTCTGCAATACCCATTCCTTTACGAATATCTTTATAGAGTTTTTCTGCAAGTCTTTTACCTGAAGATGGAACACCTTCTTTGAATGAATCAAAATCACCTTTCTCTGCAAACTCTCTCATTTTACTTGCAGACATTCCACTGACATCATCTGCATCGGGGTCTCTTTCTCCTGCTGATACTACAAGTATCTCATTGAATTTATAAAACCCATGTCTACCTTTTACTGAATTGTATTTTTTGATGATATTATCAAACTCTCTGACTCTATCAGAACCCACAACCATTTTAATCTTAGTGTATTTCTTATTGTGTAAGAATACTAGAATTTGAAATATTTGTCTTACATCTGCATCTATAACATTCACTTGTTTACCAAAGAATGCTTTTAGATATTTGATTTTGTCTCTATGTGAAAGTGGATTCTTAACTTTATCATTTGAGTGTGATGAAAATAAAAGAACATCACCGTATGATTTCATTGAATTAAGTTTCTTGACTAACTTCTCGTGTCCTGTAGTGGGTGGATTAAATCGACCAAAGGTAAATACTACACCTTTATCTTTTGCTTCTCTCATAAATGTGTTAAATTTCTTCATTTCATTTTCTCTCGGTCTTGGTCTACCATGTCATCCATTTTATCCATGTTTTCATAACCATCTTTTGAAGTGTCGTATTCGAATCCTTTTTCGGGGTCACCCACAACCCAGTCATCATCTTTAAACTTGATGTCTGTTTGAGCAGGATACTTTGGTAATGCAAACTCTTCTTCTAAAAATTGTTTAAATGATTTCATTACTTATCCCAATTCTTTTGTGCTGTAAAGTTATTAAATGCAAACTCCATTCTATCTACGAGTTTAACAGCACTACCTGTTCTATCGATTGCAACATATCCTTCAGGATTTACTGCTTCAAAACCTCTATCAGTCTTTTTGAAAGTTCCTATACTCTTTACTCTATTTAGACCGTTGATGATAATCTGTTTTGCAATCACTAGGTGTTCCATAAACTTAGTAAGATTAGTAATAAACTTATTCAGTGACCTCAATTCATTGTATAGTTGTTCACCGATTTCTCTTTTAATTTCTTTAGTCTTTTCTGTTTTGACTTTACCAACTACCTTGTCTCTCCAGTAGTTTTCGAAGTGTTTCATATATCCAGCGTATGTCGGTTTGTATGTTCCACCTCTGATTAGAGAGTTCACATATGTTTTGTAAGATGCACCAGCACCCTTAGTTTGTATTGTTTCCTGTATCTTTCTGAACTTCTCTAAGTCTTTTCTTGTGATTCCGTGGAATGCTTTACCAACTGCAGATAACTCTTTTGTAAGTGAAAGTGTTTCTTTTGCAGTAAGTGTTGAGTTACCCGATACATCTTTATATGTTGCATCATCCATCCATACATCTGAACTACTTCCTAATTTAGAAATATCAGCACCGAATGATGCAGATAGGTCTTCGATAGTTCCACCAGTATAAGTAGTGTGAAACACTATACCCATTTTGGAACTTGCAATCTTTTTACCTAAATCCGATTCTATATCTACTGCATATAGAATAGTATTAGGTTGGAATGTAACATATGATTTGCCATCTATCTTCTGCATTTTCTTGTCGTTGGTATACATCAAGTCACCTTGCATGACATTTGACCATGATAATTTAGATAGATATTGGAATGAAGTTAAGAACTTCTCTTGTAACTGACCCGAAAGGTCTGAGTTTTTAATTTCGTGTTCTGAAGTGTAGTATTTTGGTTCTTTATTGAAAAGTGATTTTTTTGCAACAAAGAATTGATTAGTCTCAGGATGTTTTCCACAAAAAATTGCAGGAGCACCGTCCCATTTGACTGTCATGTTAACTCTTGAGTTACTATTACCCTTCAACATGTCTCTAAGACCCTGTAAGAAGTTTATAGCACCACGACCACCATCAATCCCTTGATTGATAATTTCGTCTTCAAGATGTTCTAAATGTAGATTTTTTGCACCCATAATAGTAGATTATACACCATTTTCTATGTGTTTGTCTACTATTTATGTATTTTTAAAGGGTAATCTTTAAGCAGGGTCTGCTTGCATAGTAGCGAGAGTCGCTTCTTCGGTTGCAAGTTCAGATTGTTTATTGGAGATATATGTTGCCCAGTCACCGTTAACGTCTTGTTCATAACCGACATCATACTCCATTTCAAACTTCCACCAATCCCACATTATACTTTTAATGTTTCCATCTGCATCAGGAATCCCTGTAAATGGTTCAGGTTCAGTTGAGAATGTTCCATCTGCATTATATAATGCACCTGATGATATATAGTTAGGATGGTTTGTTCTCCAATCTGCCCAGTATTCAGCACGAGTTCCATTCCAAACTGGAACTTTATTTTTTACTCCCTGAAAATCATAAGAAACACCTTGTTTCCACTTGATGTCTTCTTTTAATTCATCTACAACTATTTGTTGGATTGCGATTTGTTGAACTGTATATGGCATATATTTTCTCCTATATGTCTATATTTATAATTTTGGGAGTGGTTGACTACGTATTTTTGAGTCTAAATTTGTAATTTTTTTCTTTATTTTTCCACGTTCTTTTGAATCATCGACTTCCCTCAATTTCTTTTTGAGTTCGATTTTTCTTTGGATGTTCTTAATGACATCCATATGTGTTGGATTACTCATATTTTAAAGTTGTTTCAAATTCTTTTGCATGAACTTTTTCTATAGAATAGTTTGCTGATATTGTAATCCTTTGTTCATCACTAGTGTAATATGGATATACATAATGCATTAATGTTGCTGGAAACAATAACATAGAACCCTCAAAAGTCTTGTCTACATGTAAATTACATGTTTGTATCTCACCTGTTATGGTTGTAGCATTTATACCAAAACAACCATTCAAATTTAACATTCTTTGATTATTAAATTCTTCTCCTGAAAAGTAATTATTTAATTCGTGTTGTGGCGTATTATGTGGTGGAAAAACATTGTCTTCATCATCTGCATCAAACGGTATCTTTACAAAAATAACTATACTAAACACACCACTATGTTGATGTGCTGGATTGAATTCATGTTTATTTTGATAATTAATCCATATACTATCTTGTTTCCATCTTCTTACAAATCCATCTTTACCTTCAGACATCAAAGAATCATAATCTAAACGTGGGTCTTTAGTTTTGAACCATAAATCCATAGATGGTGTAAAGGGAGTAAATTCATTTGGAGTAGGAAGACTAAACCCATGAACAGTGTAATATTCTCTAATCAAGATATTTACAAAGTCTCTAACTCCATGTCTAATTTCTGTATCTTCAATTGAAAATTCTTCTTTTAGATGACCTGCTAATTTAGCATTGTAGTCTTCTGTTCCTTCTTCTTTCTTGTCAACCAGTTCAGTTAATATTCTTTGATACAACTTATTTGGAAGTTGAGCATGTAATATACCTGAGTTTGGTGGACTTATCGCTTGACTAATCATATCTTTAAATCACTAAATTTATCTTTACCTCTATCGAAGACTGGAACATCATCGTTATAAGTTACTGCATTATCAATCAGTTCTTCTTGTGCCTCTTGTTCACAATCATAGAGTTTCATTCTACTTCTATCGATTCCAATAACGAACCTTTTGAATATGGTTGGGTCATTGTATCGATTCTTTAACTGTTTGACTACCAACTGGTCTAGTTCTTCTAGTTCATCAGAAGTAATCAATGCAAACATAAAGTCAGCAGTAGCAGGTAGACCGAAGGATTCTGAAGTGTCGGTTAGGTCAATATCTGTAGAACCATAACCACTTCTTGTTGTTTGTGTTGCACTTACAATAGGAACATCATATTCAACTGCGAGTCCTCTTAGTTCTTCTGCAATACTCTTGACCAATGTGTATGAATTTGCACCTTGGCCTGGTCTTACTCTATGACTTGCACATATATTTAGGTAGTCTATGAATATCATATCAGGTTTAAAGTCCTTTTTGATATCCAACTCTTGTAATAGGTGTCTGAAGTGTCCTACGTGTGCTGATGCAGTAGGATACTCTTTGATGATAAGTTTACCTTTAGTTTTGTCTTTGAGTTTGTCAATCTTCTTGTCATACATTTTCTTAGACAAATCAGGTAGTTCTTTCATAGGAACGTTCATAACATTCGCATCAATACGTTCTGCAATTCTTTCTTCTGACATTTCAAGTGTAATGTATAATACATTCTTGTTCATCATCAATGCACTTGCGGCCATGTGACACATAAACAATGATTTACCTACACCAGTTCCAGCAAGACAAATATTGAGTGTCTTGTTTGGTAATCCACCTTTAGTAATCTTGTTGAAGTATTCCAAGTCAAACGGAATCTTCTCTTCTTCCGTATGGTAGAATTCAAATCGTGCATCGGCATCATCCAACTGGTCATGACCAATGTGAGTGTCAAAAGACACGGAAAGTGCATCCTTTAATAGTTCAGGTATTTCTCCTTTAGAACGTTTTGACTTTTCATCTAAGACTCCTATTGAGTCCATGACTGCAATATAGATTGCTCTATCTTTGCACCATTTCTCAGTCTCGTCAATCAACCAATCGGTTTGTGACTCCTCTGTAGATGAACCTATCTCCTGTAGAATTTTTTTAGTATTATTGACAACATTGTCACCGAGTTTGGTGTTGTTATCAATATTGATGAGAAGTGCTTCTACACTTGGAGATTTCGTGTATTTGTCGAAGTAACTTTTTACTTCGTTGAATACAGTCTGTTCGTCCAGTTCACTGAAATACTCTTCCTTGATAAAAGGAATTACTTTCCGTGTAAATGATTCATTACGAATCAGATTCTTCAGTATCGTTGTCTCTAGTCTTGCTTCCATATTTAAAGTATTCTTGTGCATGAGTTTCTAATGATTCCATCACCTCAGGTGTGAAATATTTTTCAGGGTTGTTGTTAATGGTTTTACCAAATTCAGTTTTACCATTTGGTAGTTTCACTCTTGTAGATGATTTCTCAAATACTCCGAATGCAAGTGCCATATCCAGCAAACCATAGTATCTATCGAGTCCTTTATCATATGATAATCTGACATCAACAATTCTATTCTCAACTGTTAACCTTGACTTTGCATTCTTACAATGAATGATATTACCAACAACTTCTGTTCCTTCTTTTTCTTTCTTCTTTGAAAGATATACGATTGATGATGCAGCATACTTCAATCCTGAACCACCACCCATTTCTTTCTGAGGGAACATTGAACCAATCACATCATAGGTGTGGTTCGTTACTATCATCGGAACTCCTGCTCTACCTAACTTTAGGGTCAAGACACGGAATGCACCTTTGACAATCTGAGCACGAGTCATATCACGTGTCTCTTTACCATCTGCAGTGTCTTCGATTTCTTTGGTTGTAGATAACATACCAAGTGAATCCAAGACAAACATCATAGGTGGTCTATCGTCTTCAGGTGTTTCTAGATATCTATCAAGAATATTGATAGATTGAGTTCTGAATTCT